AAGAAATATAAAGGGATGATGTTGTTATGCTACTGCTAGATGTTGGAGCAGCACCGCTACCTCTAAGTTCGTGCCAAGAATAGTTGGTTCCAGTATCACCGTTAAGTCTTACATTTATATCACCATTAGCAGTTGAACCAATAACTGATCCTCTAATGTGTAGATGTTGATATGTTTGTGGAATATTATTAAAAGATACACTTGTCATACCGCTTGATAATGTCACTGAAGTAATAGCCTCCATTGAACCTACTGCACTAAAACCATCCCAAAGATTTGGAAACTTTTCAAATCCGTTTTGAAGTGATGATTGTGAGAAACGGCTAACGGACATTAGCTCTCACTACCCTACGATATCTCAGAACCGAATGCTGAGAAGGACATATTCGCTGAGGAAGCGTATACTGTTACAACATCTGTTGCATCAAGTGTAATTCCAAGTGTAAGTCCAATAGTATCGTTTGCTGCGATTGGTGTATCATATGCAAGATAATGTTGAGCAGCTAATGGTGTTCCAGTTGGCCTAACTGCAATTCTAAAAGTACCCGCAGTTGATGCCTGATTGCATACTGTTATAGTAGAAACAACGGTATCTGTTGAAGCTGGGGTAGTATAAAGAGTTACAGCCGTTGTTGCTGCTGGATTAGACTGACCAAGTACTTTGTAAATTGTAGGCATTATTCAAAAACAACCTCATCCCATTTTCCATCTTCTTCATTCCAATTATAAACCTTACCATCTGTTGGGTAAGCAATTGGTGCATCCCAAGATGCTGTAGTATTATTTAATGTCCAAGATGGAAATGGCTTTGGTGGAATAAATGCTCCGTCTTCTCCAAAGCTTGAATCCCATGTATAGCCGATACCAGCATAGTTATATCTAAATGGAGTACCGCCAAGTGAATGTTGTCCAAGTGATGTGTTGTATGAAGTCTTTACCCATGTACCGCCAAGACCTAGATCATTTGCTAAAAACTCATGACCACGATGCTCTTGATCGTCTCCAACAACTAGTACACGAGTTACAATATTATTTTCGTCTACTTCTGCAAAGTGTGCCATTTTATCTCCTTAAATTACCAATACCGCTGCTTCTTCAGCAGTAAGTTTTGTACCTGCAACAAGTTTCTTTCTAGCTGACTCTTTAAGAGCAGCAATTCTATCTTCCTCTGCTTTACGAGCAGCTTCTGCTTCTGCAAATGCGGCTGCATCCTGATCCCTCTGTGCAATTTCAGCTGGGGAAAGAGTAACCACTTTTTGCTCTCCAGTGGAACAATCAACTACAATTTTAGTTAAAATTTCTTCAGACATATTTTCCTCCTGCTCTATTATACACTATGCTCCCATTAACATAAAGATCTGTGGTTTTGCATCTCCACCACCACTACCGCTTGGAACATTAGCAGTAGTCCAGTTAATTCCAAGTCCTGGGATTCTAAGCCGTGTTATATTTGCATTTCCAATAGTAATTTCATTAGAAACTGTTGATGCAGATGCCTGGGCATTATAACCAATAATAATATTATTTTCTCCATAATATGGAGCAAGGGCACCAGCATTTAATCCTAAAAATGTGTTATAATTTTGGTCAACCTGAAGCACATTGCCAGCAGATACACCAATTGCAGTATTGCCAATTGATCCCCCACTTGTATTATATAATGCTGAACTACCTAATGCAACATTTGCACTTCCACTTAATGAAACACCATTCCAATTTAATGCATATTGTCCAATACCAATATTGTCCTGACCTACTACATTAAGTCCTGACTCTCTACCAATAGTAATATTTCCAGTTCCTGCTTGACCAGAATAATATCCAATTGCAATATTATGACTTCCACCTGATCCACCACCATCAAGAGCCGAGTATCCTACTGCAACGTTATAATCACCACCTGTAGAATTTGCTAATGAGTCTATTCCAATTGCAACATTGCCAAAGGCAGCTGTTAATGATTCTCCAGTAGCGTAACCAATAATAGTATTTTCTGATCCAGTTGTTATAGAGTCTGCAGCAAAATTTCCTATTACTGTATTCGAATATCCATTTGTTAATAATTTTAACGCCCAATATCCAATAGCAATATTATCAACGCCGTCATCAAATATTTGAGTGGATAAAGCATCAGATCCAATTGCGATACTTGCAGAATAACCAGTTGCTATTGATGGACCGCTTACTGGTTCTAAAGCCAAAGCCCTATATCCTAGCGCTGTGCCCAGCCATTCATTTGTAGAGCTTGATCGTGTTATACCCAATACTGCCCCAGCAACTGTTTGTGTTGCTTCAGATACAACTGGCGCTGCTGGTTGCCATGAAGGAAGACCGCCAGATACAGTTAAAACATATCCATTAGTTCCTATGGCTAAAGCAGATAAAACATTTGTAGCACTTGAATAAAGAATATCTCCAGTTACATATGTTGATAAGCCAGTGCCACCATGATTTGCTCCTATTGTAGATCCATTCCATGTTCCAGAAGCAATAGTTCCAGTAGAGGTAATATCAGTTAGATTTCCAGTTGTTATTACTGTACCAGTTACATCAGGTAAAGTTATAGTTCTGTCTACCGTTGGATTTGTATATACAATTGATAGCTCATGGTTATCTTCTGACGCACCCTCAAAAATAAGATTTCCAGTTAATTTAATGTTTCCAGCAACATCTAATTTTTCTCCTGGAGAAAGTTTTCCAATGCCAACATCTCCAGCATTAGTTACAACAAATGCACTTGTATCTGGATTTGCCTCATCTTCAACAAGTAGGGCATTTCCTGATCCAACTTGAGTTATTCTAACTGCTGTTGAGGCTGAGTTAACACTAAAAATATTGGTGTTTGTAAATGTATTTGCTGCGGTAAGAGAGGCTGTTGTTCCAAATACAATTTCTAGCCTATCTGCTAATTCTTCTATGTCAGATGCTACATTTACTGGGTCCGTAGGAAGCGGATAAGGAAGTAAATATGTAGGAGTTGAGCCTGAAGCCATAGTGATTTAATTATACCACGCTGAAAATAATAAAAAAAAGTTTTTATGCTATGCGTAAAACTGTTTGACAATAAGATTTTTACATGTTATACTATTCAGTAACACCCGAAAAGGTGTTTTTTGTTTCTAGGAGGAAAAAGTATGAAGCAAGATCAAAAATTTCTGATTGGAGTCCTGGCGCTTGTTTTTGCTGTCGCTGTTTTTGTGAATAAGGCTAATGCCCTTAGTCCTGAAAATAACTTGAATAAACAAGAGTCACAGGTAAAGGCTGTAGAGACCGCTAAGGCGGTTTTTTTGGTTTCTAAGCCTAAAAGCTTGGTTAGGGTCAATAAAGACCTTGATACTCTTCATAAATTTCAGAATGCTACCAGCTTAACCGACAGAGAGTTAAAGCAACTTCTTCGTGCCGTCGGCTTTAAAGGGGATGGGCTAAAGAAGGCTTGGGCTATAGCAAAGAAAGAATCTAATGGAAGGCCATTAGCATTTAATGGAAACTCAAAGACTGGAGACAGCTCTTTTGGTATTTTTCAGATCAACATGATCGGAATGCTTGGGCCAGATCGTAGAGAAAAATATGGCATAAACTTTTCGAGTGAATTGTTTAATCCTGTGATTAATGCACAGGTTGCATACCATATGAGTGCTGGGGGTAAAAACTGGAGTGCTTGGCACGGTATTACTCCACGTACTAAGGAATGGCTAAAGAAATTTCCTAGTTAAAAAATAATACCTCCTATGCTAAAAGGTGTAGGGGGTTTATTTATTTTTTAGTTTTGAGTTGGAGGAACAAACTCTCCATTAATATATTTCCATCCAACATGAATTGCTGGAGTATCGGTCACATCAACTATAATTGGCTCAGACAATAAAAGTGCAGCATGCTGAGCATCGCAGTTAACCATTGAAACAACTTCTTCATCTAAAATAAAAGCTATCTGATATGTCATTACATTTCCTCCGTTAATGAGATTTTAATAGCATGCCATTTTCCTTCTGGACAAGATGCATGCGGCAGCTTAGTTTTTGCAGTCATAAAGCACCCACACTTTGTACATGTCTTAGTCGCTTGAATTAAGAATGGACAGGCATTGCA